GTTGAAGAAGGCGACGATAATTTAGAAACAGTAAAGTTCTTAGTTGATAGTGCAAAAGGCATTAGGACAATTAAGATGACAAAGGAGGAAAATCCTATGACAGAAGAAACAATGGTTGCAGAAGAGACAATTGAAAAGTCTGATGCAGCAGTAGTTGAAAATGTTGAGGTTGCTCCAGAGGCTCCAGCAGAAGCTGTGGTAGAGGCTCCAGCAGAGGAAGCAGCTGCAGAAGAGCCAGTATCTGATGCAGCACCAGTTGCTGTAGAAGATGCTACAGAAAAGTCAGTAGATGCAACAGTTGATGCAACAGCAGAAATTGCAAAAGCAGTTTCTGACATTAACGATGCAGTTACAAATGCCTTGAGCAATCTAGCAGAAACAGTTAAGTCACTTCAGGCTAATGTTGATGCAATAACAAAGTCCCTTGAAACAGTTACAGGTGAAGTAAAGTCTGTAGCAAATGAGGTAAGCCAAGTAAAGGGAACTTTTAATGAGTTTGGAAAGCGAGTAGATGCTGTAGAGCAAGATACTGCTTTCCGCAAGTCTGGCGATCTAGGCGAGATCGTGCAGGAGCTTCCAGAAATGAAAGCTCAAAAATCCCTATGGGGCGGACGTTTCCTCAAAACAGCCGACCTATTTAACTAACATAATTCACTAGGAGGTGAACAATATGTCGGAACAAGAAATCGTAAAGAATTACCCAGGATCAACTGAGGCACACAATCACGACGGACAAGGTGCATTTGCATCTGGTGCTGTCGGAGGTGCAACAGCTACAGGACCTTCGGGTAACCTTTCACCAGCGGCTTCACTCGGTAATATCTCTTCAGCTAATTTTGGCTCAACAGATGGTGCTAATGCAGTGAACCCAACTGGAACACCTGGTGGTATTCTAGCACCAGAGCAAGCTCGCCGCTTCATCGACTACGTGTGGGATGCAACAGTTCTCGCCAAGGATGGTCGTAGAGTTACAATGCGAGCAAACACTATGGAGATCGAAAAGGTCAACGTAGGTGAGCGTGTAATCCGTGCTGCAGCACAAGCTGACAACACATACACAAATGCTGGCGCAACATTTACTAAGGTAGAACTTACAACCAAGAAGATTCGTCTTGATTGGGAAGTTTCAACTGAGTCTCTTGAAGACAATATTGAAGGAGGTGCACTTGAAGATCATCTCGTTCGTCTTATGACAAACGCATTTGCTAATGATATCGAAGACCTCGCTATCAATGGTGATGGATCAACAGGTAACTTCCTCTCAATCATGGAAGGTTTCGTAAACAAAGTCAAGACTGATGGAGATGCTCACGAAGCAATCGTCACAGTTTCTGATGATGCATGGACACCAGCCGTAATGCAGGACATTATTCTTGCAATGCCACGTAAGTATCGTGCAATTAAGAGCAATCTTAAGTTCTATGCGGGTACAGATGCGTTCCAGGGTATCGTTACAAACAACGGTACACTTGCTGATGCAGTAGCAGAAGCAATTGCTGGAATGACTCCAGGCAGCACACAAGCTAACCGTCAAAACTATCTTGATGGTGTTGGTCAGACACTTGGTGGAGCACGTACAACACGTGTTCTCGGTGTTGACGTTATGGAAGTACCTTACTACCCAGCAGATTATGTCGACTTGACATTCCCTGCAAACCGTGTTTGGGGCTTCCAGCGTGATATCACGGTAAACCGTGAGTACAAGCCAAAGAAGGATACAATTGAATACACAGTATTCGTCCGCTTCGGTCTACAATGGGAAGAGCTTGATGCAGTTGCTTTCGCAGATGCAGCATCTGATTCCTAATAACTAAATAGCAGTACCGAAAAGGAGGGTAGCGTAAAAAACTACCCTCCTTATTCACATTCTGATATAATAGCAGTGGAGGAAAAATAATGTCAGTAGAATTAATAGAAGATTTAAAAAAGAAGACAGTGCCGCAATTAAAATCTTACGCAAAACAAAATAACATAGATTTATTTGGAGTAAGCACAAAAGCAGAAATACTAGAAGTAATATTTTCGTTTATTCCAAGACCAGAACAAGTAGAAGCAATGAAGAAGAAAGATCAGCCAGTAGAGAAGGTTGCTCTTTATTCAATTAAAAATCTTCATTGGAATGGTGTGGGGGACCTTGAAAGAGGCTATAACATAGTATCTAAGGAGGATTCCGAAAAGTGGTTAGTTCGTAATGATGTTCGCATAGCGACACCAGACGAGGTAGCAAAATTTTACGGTAAAAAGAAGAAATGAATATATTAAGACTTCCACCATATCCATTATCGGTTACATACACAGTTCCATCAGCGTCTACTGATTATGTAATCTTGATCAAAGATTCAGATAGAGATATAGTTCGTGTTGAAGAAGTTGTAGAGTCTAGTGCGAGCTCTATTGTTACTTTAGAATTACCAGAATATTTTTCTAAGTATGATGAATCTTATCATCTAGAAATATATGAGGCTGTCTATGCTACTGGACAGACAGATCCAAATCTTGGAGATATTGTTGTTGAAGATAATTTAAATATTGAAAGACCATATATAGATCCAAAAACATTGGGTACAACAGCAAGTGAAATTAAAGAGTATGAAGAGTACGAGTCCCTGGCTAGATCAATTATAGATTCTGTAACGGGCGGATTTTACTATGAAACATCTTATATTGAAACAGTTGGTCAGGGAACTGACTATATTCCGCTATGGGAAAAGTCTTACAAAATTTTGAAGGCATATGAAAATGCAGAGATTGTCTATGATGTAGATAATGCAGATGGTCCAGCTCTTGGAGATTGGAATTATTTAATTACAAAAGATAAGACTGCAATTACAAAAGATCCAGTGGCAGCAGTAGATGCAATGAATAGATCAGAAAGAAAGCCAGCACAAATGTCGCTTGCTGCTTCAGATTCTATCTTTATGTTTGATACTGAGGACAGCGGAAACACCCTTACTGTTCAGCCAGGGGTAGTGTTCCCACAAGGTGTAGACTATATATTCTTGCTGGAAACTGGATATAAGGTAGTTCCTATTGATATTCAAGATGCTACAAAAATGTTAATCAATGATATTAAGTGTGGCAAGCTTGATTATTATAAGAGATATGTATCAAGCTATTCAACGGATCAATACAGACTTCAGTTTGACAAAGGTTTGTTTGAAGGTACAGGAAACTTGCTTGTTGATAAAATTCTAGATAGATATATAACAAATATTGGCAAACCAGGAGTATTATAATGGTAGACTCCTGCCTAACTACAGACTTTTTATATCCGCTTAAGGCTGATGTATTTTATCCAATTGTTGAGCAGGGTGCCTATGGAAATGTTCAAAAGAAGTGGGTTCTTGATAGAACCATAATGTGTAATTTTGCTCCAGTAGGAACTGCTGGTCAAGAAGAAGTAAAGCCAAATCCAAAAATTAATCTTGACGTAAATTTGCTGGGTAGAACAAAGAACGATTTAAGAATAACATCAAAAGATTCTAGAGAGTCTATTACCAATGTAGTAATTACAAATATAAGAACACAATCAGATACTCCAGTATATCTAGAGACTGCGGGACCACGCTCTGGAAGATCTACTATTTTTGAAATAGCCTCTAATGAACCAATTGTTGGTCCATTTGGAGATGTAGAGTACTACAAGCTTGTTGTTCGTAGATCAGAGAATCAGGCATCAGATCTATGATATCTGTAAGATTAAACCAGACAAAGTTTATCAGTGATATGAATAATCTTGTTGAATACTCTATTGGATTTTTAGATGGAGTTAAAAAGGGAAAGCGTGTATTTCTTAATAATCTTGGCGTAGGCGTAAAGAAAATGCTTGAGTCTTTTATAGATTCTAATGCGAGATCAAATCCGCAGATGTTACATCACGTATATGAATGGTCTAGAACTGGAAGTCCTGATGCAAGGCTTTTTGATATAAACTATACTGTTAGTAATTTTGGATTATCTTTTTATTCATCTTTCAAACAATCAAATAGTATTAAAGAAGGATCAAATGTTCCATTTTATAATAAAGCAAAAATAATGGAAGATGGCGTTCCAGTAGTTATTACCCCTAAAAGATCTAGTGTTCTTGTTTTTGAAGATAATGGAGAAACAGTATTTACAAAAAATCCAGTTGAAGTTGTAAATCCAGGAGGAGCACAAGTTCAGGGTGGATTTGAAAGAATTGTAAATATATTTTTTACTAGATATTTTACTCAAGCATTTTTAAGAGCAAGCGGGGTAGATAAATATCTAAGTAATCCAGAAGTATATAAAAGAAATTTATCAAAAGGAAAAGTTGGAGGAAAGTCTATAGGAGTTTCCACTGGCTATTCATGGATAGTAAATGCAGGAGTTGACCTATAATGGCAAATGACACAGCGCTTAATACACCAGTGTTATGGATTAATAAATATCTTCAATCAAAACTTTCTGATTTTGGATTTTCTGGTGTTCCATTTTTTCCAACATCGCCTTCAACAATTGACAACCTTACCCAATCATTTGCTGAAAATAATGGGGTAATGGCAACATATGATCGTATGTTTAAAATGAATAGAAAGAGTTTTCCACATATAAAGTGTGAGCAGCTATTGTATTATTTTTATGCTACACAAGAAAACTCCATAACAAATATGATTCAGGTTACAGAAATAATCTATAGACTACTAGATCGTTTTGATGAATCAGCAGAAGAGATTAATAGCTGGTGTTCAAATAGAAGGGTAGATCTAGGAACTGATGGACTAATAGATAACGTATTCTATTTCCATAATTTCAGGGTATATCAGCTAGAAGAAACCAGAGACATTATTGACTTTGGAACAGCCAGAACATATGCTGGAAATAAGATTATTATTGAATTTGATTATCATCAGACCTCTCAAGACCCTGCAAATGGGGATTCTATAACCTACGCAGGCTGGAGACCAGAAGCAAAGCTCACTGGCGACGATAAAATAACAATATAAAAATCTGTTATACTGGTATCTGAGGAAACCCGCCAAAAACTTAATACATACTTATTGAAAGTAGAGGTGAAAAAATGGCATATACTCGTGGTACGTCCAACAACATTATTGTTGGTGC